TTTTAAAAATCAAATTAACACTCCCTTTAAAGACTGGGTAAAAATAAAAGATTTTGAAAAAGGAGATTTTGAAACCGATGAAATTGGAAGTCCTTCTGATATTGATGGTTTGAAAATTTATAACCATCTTCAAATTATTCAGCGTGGAAGATCAATGTCTAAATATGGAGATAGTTGGGAGTCTGTTTTATATTATTATAATAATCATGATGAGTTAGGATATACAAGTGTAAGAAAGAATGACTTGAAACATACCTACAATTGCTATGAAAAATTTAGAAAGGATAATGACTTAATGGATTTTGTTGATATGTTATACTACGGACTCAACAAAGCTAACTTTAAAAGTTATAAAATACTTATTGTAGATGAATGTCAGGATTTAAATCCTTTGTTATGGAAAGTTATAAAGAAAATAAATAAAAAATCCCAATATCTTATATTGGCAGGAGATGATGATCAAGCTATTTATAAATTTAATGCAGGAGATGTTAAGGAATTTTTAGATTTTCCCTGTGATACTAAAGTTACTTTAAAAATATCTCATAGACTTCCAAGAAAAATAAAAAATTTAGCTGAGAAAATTATTCATCATATTCCCTGTAAAACAGGAAGACATGGAGCTCCTCCACGTCGACAAGAAAAAAATTACAAAGCTGCTAATAAAGAAGGATCAATTTATCGTATTCAGGATGTAGAAGAATTAAAAAATTCTATTAAGCCAGATGGTAAATGGATTTTTTGTGCACGTACCGGAAAACAAAACCATCCATGGAAAAATTTTTGTATAAAACAAGGAATAGTGTGGAAAAGTAGAGGCAGTATGAGGGGTAAGGATAGAAATGCTATCAACAAAGATTTTGCTTACAGCATAAACGACACTGTAAAAAATGCAATAGACATATATGAAGATATAAGAGAGTCGGGTTTTATTCATGGGGAAGATTTATTTTCTTTAGTGAAACATATTAAAGGTAAATACTGTAACAGATTAAAAGAAAAACTTAAGGATGCTTCAACTGGTCTTATTGTACCGGAACATTCATATTCTATAAAAGAAATTACTGAGGAATTACAATGGCTTGAGGTGGATTTTTCTAAACCCTGGTTTAATTTTTTGCATTTTGACACTGAAGCATTTGCTTTTAAAGAAGGGAATGAAGATTTTAATGCATACGTTCAAAAATGCTGGTTAAAGGAACCTACTCTTAGAGAAACTAATATTATTATATCAACTATTCATGGAGTTAAAGGAATGGAAGCTCCAAACGTAGTAGTTTGTGATGTATGGACGAGTATGCCATGGCGAAGTTATACAGAGAAAACACTATCCCACAGAGATGAAGAAATTAGATGTTGTTATGTGGCTATCACACGAACAGGAGAAAGATTATTTATATGGAGTCCTCTAATTCAAAAAAGCCGAGGAGAGCACCAGTTTGATTTATTACACATATGAGTGAAAACGATAACGAATGGGAATGGAAGTGTTGGAGATTTAAGCAAAGAATGGAAAGAGAACTTTATGGGAACTCAAGTTATCTTTTTGCGGGTGAAACAAACTTGGAACCTTGGGAAAAGGAGGAAGAAGATGAGTACATACAATAAACAAATTGGAGGAACACATTATAAAAAAATGAAAATCCAGCCGAGCAAGTTTGTAATCGAAAATAAGTTGCTCTTTCCTGAAGGAAATGTTATTAAATATATCTGTAGACACCCATATAAAGATGGAAAGCAAGATTTGGAAAAAGCAAAACATTTTATAGATATGATTATTGAAAGAGATTATTCCTAAATGAAAGATTTAATTTTTAAACCTGAAACAGAATGGGTTAATCCTAATAAATTCCCCGATCTTTCTAAATATTCTGAAATAGCAATTGACCTTGAAACAAAGGACCCAGATTTAATTAAAATGGGTTCCGGTTCTATACGAAATAATGGACATGTAGTAGGAATCGCGATCGCTGTACAAGATTGGTGTGGATATTATCCTATAGCTCACGAAGGTGGAGGAAACATGGATCGCAAACAGGTTCTTGACTGGTTCAAAGATGTTTTAAAAACTCCAGCTGATAAAATTTTTCACAATGCCATGTACGATGTCTGTTGGATTAAACAATTAGGATTAGAAACAAATGGCCGTATCATTGATACAATGATTGTAACAGCGTTGTTAAATGAAAATAGAACATTTGAAAAAAAAGGTTATGATCTTAACTCAGTGGCCAAGGAATACACAGGGATGGGAAAAAATGAATCTGTTTTAAGACTCGCAGCTACTGAATGGGATATAGATCCTAAAGCTGAAATGTATAAACTTCCAGCCATCTATGTTGGAGCTTATGCAGAGAAAGATGCAGAAATTACATTCGCTCTATGGCAAGAATTAAAAAAAAGAGTTGAAAAAGAAGAACTTCAGAATATTTTTAAATTAGAATTAGATCTGTTTCCTTGCTTAGTAGAAATGAAGTGGAGAGGAGTACGAGTAGATATAGATCAAGCTGATCAAATGGAGAAACATTTAAAGCAAAGAGAAAATATTCTTATGAAACAGATAGAAGATGAAACGGGCCTTCGACCAGATCTTTGGGCTGCACGGAGTGTTGCACAAGTTTTTGAAGTTTTAAAAATTGAACCTAATAAAACTAAAAAAACAGGAGCTCCCTCTTTTACAAAGAACTATTTGAAAAATCATCCTCACCCTGTAGTTAATATGATTAACAATGCCAGGAGTGTCAATAAAACAAGAACTACTTTTATAGAAACTATAAAAAAACATACTTACAAAGGTAAGATTCATGCAGATATTAACCAGCTAAGAGGAGATACTGGAGGTACTATCACTGGGCGTTTTTCTTATGCCAACCCTAATTTACAACAGATTCCTAATTATACCGAGACTGGCCTAGGGATAAGATCTATTTTCTCTCCCAATTCTATCCATGAAAAATGGTGTTCATTCGATTATTCTCAACAAGAACCTAGACTTGTGGTTCACTACGCTTCCATCCGAAACATAGCAGGCTCTCACTCTTTCGTTGAAGGATATAACAATGGAGTGGAGGATAAAAAAACTGGAAAAATAAAACCAGCAGACTTTCATGATATGGTTTCAGAGATAACTGAACTTCCTAGAGGTCAAGCTAAAACAATTAACTTGGCTTTATTTTATGGAATGGGTAAAGGTAGGCTAGCTGAGAGTTTAAAGATAAGTCCAGAAGCAACTACTTCAATTTTAAATAAATATCATCAAATGGTACCCTTTGTTAAACTACTTAGTCGTGAAGTATCCAAGCAAGCACAAGAGGTAGGATATATTAAAACTATCGAAGGAAGACATTCACGCTTTCCTAAATATGAACCTGTTCTTCGTGGAGATGATTGGGGAACCTATGTTCAAGCCGAAGATTATGAACGTATGCGAGAATTACAACAAATGGGACCATGGTTATTAGATGAAGATGGTAATACTACAGGCCAAAAAAATTATTGGCATGACAACGGACACCGAAGAGCCTTTACTTATAAGGCTTTAAACAAATTAATTCAGGGAAGTGCCGCCGATATGATTAAAAAAGCTATGGTAGAACTTTATAAAAATGGTATAGTCCCGCTTATTCAAATTCATGATGAATTGAATATATCCATTCCTAAAGATGGAGAAGAAAAAAGGAAGAAGGATATTATAGACATCATGGAAAGAGCTGTTAAACTAAAAGTCCCTAACAGAGTAGACTGCGATTGTGGTGACAGTTGGGGAGACGTAGAATCTGATGAGGAGGATTAAAATGGAAAAAGTAAAACAAGTTTGGACATGGGTAAAAGCTCATCCACAGACATCTATCATTGTAGTGGTAGTAATTGTTGCCATATATTTTTTAGTAGGCTAGAGGCTATATGAGAAATGGCTTATCTAAATGCAAATATACCTGCAACCTATGCACAGGTCAGGAGAGAGTATCTCTATGACCTTAAAGAACATCAGGGAGAAGCTGAAGACTGTATCATTTTCGCGTTGGCTAGTATCACTGGTCGTCCGATTTTATTCCATGCCATTATGGAAAACGGTGCAATCTTTTACCGTTTACCCATCTCTGCATTTATCCA